ACTCGCAATCGCTTGGTTGCGCGCTCCACCCACCGCATTTTTTGCCGCGCTAGTCGCGTTTCTATTAATCTGATTTATATCTTCTATCCCAGTTGATAAGGTCGATTCTATTACATTAATTGGCGTCCCCTCTAGCAATAGGCCTGAATTTAAAAAGGATACTTTTTGTGTTGCTGCGGCTCTTTTTGTTTGTATAGCTTTTTGCTGCGCCTGCAAATTGCCTTGCTCAATTAGGGCTTGAGATTGTTTTTTTCCTTGCGACAAGCTGGACGACGCTGAGAATATGCCCGCCCCAACATTTAGCGCCGCTATTGCTACTGCTGCCTCAACGCCCATTAATCACCCACACAAAAAAAGTTTTGCCATCGCGCTTAATCTTGCGCTTTTTCTTAAACCCAATAAATTCTTGTAACCTGTTTCTTCCTTGCTCGTTTTGAGAAATAGAATAAATCAATTTTGGGTTGTATATGCTAATAGCTTTTTTAACTATGTTTCGCAAGTATTTGCAATGCTTTGGTTTAAAATGTTTAGAAGCTAAAACAGAAACGGTCCAAATATTATTTGACCTTCTTATGGCGCATAAAATAGCTATTATGTTTTCGTCAACTATTGTGAAAATTTCGGCCCCTTTAATATTAGCAATAAGACGCATGGTGCTAGAGTCTGGACAAAATTCATTCGGCTCTAGACGCAAAAGGTCATCTAAAATAAATTCTCTAATTTTCATCTTGCTGACGAATGGCTAACATCAATAATTAAAGCCGCAATATGCATAGGGCCAGGCTCTTCTTGCACCATGTAGAAGCATTGGTCGATTTCTGAATCATCGGAATAAACTATATATTGCGTTCCATCTATAACGGGGGGAGGCAAATAATTTAAGCTGTTAGGTTTTATTTCCTGTATTGGTTCTAATCTATAAATATCACTCCCGAACTTACCGCCGACTGAGGAAACCGCTCTAAGACCAACCCTTGAAATAGCTTTGACCGTGCTTTGAGTATTCACGGCTTGTATTTGATAACCTAAAGGAAAAGACTTTATAACCCCTGCGTATGTATAGCCAACGGCGGCAGTAATTACTTGGTCGCCTAAATCTATTACCCCGCCAGAAACAGTTTCTGTTTTTAAAAATCCGCCTGCTGTTACTACTCCAACCTCAAGCCCGTTAAAGCGAGATAGGCCTGTTGCGGTATTAAAAGTTAAATACCAACTGCTGCTGGTATTTGCTGTAGGAGTTTGCAGCACTGACACGGTCACGACTGTTGCGCTTGTATAGCCAGTAATTAGAAAGCGGCCTGATTCGTAACCTGTTGCAGTTTTATATGAAATATGCTTCCCGACATTGCCCGCAGAAAACGAAGAAGTAGTGGCCGTGATAGTGCCAGCTGCGGAATTATACGTAATTGTTGCAGAACGAAGATCACTAAAGATTGTGGCGTTATCAAGAAAGATGCATTCATTTAATTGTTCGGCGGTGTAGCGCCTATAAGCCTCTTCATCGTCGTTTTTATTTGTTCCTATAAAATCGTTGCGGCTCTTAAATTCTACATAATCAGCAAGTTGTTCTATGTAATAAACGCTATTTCGTAATGTTAGCGCAAATAATTGTTCATTACCGTCATTGTCGGTAATTACAGCAATATCTTTAAAGCTTCCTCTTGTATAGTGCTCATGCCAGCCAATAATATTTTCACTTTTATTAAAGTTTAGGCTGCATAATGCGCCGTCTCCTCGCAGCAAATAAATAAGATCGTTTCTATCTTTTTTGCGTTTAATTTTTTGCAGGCCGCTAGTTGTTAAATCTAGAGCCGCAACATTGGCGTCTTGTGACTGAAATGTTTCTGTCAGCAAATCATAATTAAAGAAATTTAGATTGCGCTGGTTAAGGCTAACATAAAAGATAAAGCCTGATTTTCTAATTGGAGATGTTTCTGAAGCACCATCAGCAGACGTAAGAGAAGCCTCTACTGTCGCGGCTGTGATTGGTGATCCGACGCCGCCCCCATTAATTGCAACAATACCGTCACCAGCACCAGCAATTAAGCTATTATCGCCAGCGTAGAACCATCCAATATTTTGCGCAATATCAGCTATTGTAAATTGCAAAGCTGAAGAATCAATTACAGTCGCAGGCAACGTATGGATAAAATATTCCGCCGCCTCGCTAGCAAATACTGTTGTGCGCCGCGAATAGTACAATCGGCCTTTGTAAAACAGACAAGAACTCGGGTAATCTGAAGTTAAAACTTTCTCAGTAGCTCCTGCTGAACTATATGCAGTAAAACTGGTAGTATCTAAATCAATCGTGAAAGTAGTAGATGTTGGAGTAGTAAGAACCGCTGCGGTCCAGCCGTTTATTTCTGTCATTCCTGCTACGGCGGATATTTTTATGCGGTCACCGACGCTATAGCCGTGTGCTGCGGATGTAGTGATTAAGGCGTTAGTTGCTCGCGTAATCGCGGTAATTGTTTTCGACGCCTGCCAGGTTAAAGGGAAAGGGTCATCTTTCCTGCCATATGTGCGTAACGTGAAGCTGTTAGCTGCATTTCTTATTAATTTACGCGGCTCATGAGAGCCGTGCGTCATAATCATAGTATCAAAATTTTGCGTCGTAGCTTGCTTAAATGAAATCTCTTTTGATTGCGCCAGCGTCCAAGGAGTATCAATTTCCAATATGTTAGAACTGCCATCTAATACCCAACCGAACGTACCGCCAGAATCATAAGACAAAAACCGCATTTTTGTATTATACAAAACTAAAATGTAGTTTTGATTCTGTGAGAATTTAAACTCGATTAAAGCGCAATCTTGAAATGCTAATATATTTTTAAAGCCGCTACGGTATATAGCGTTGCCTTTAAAGTTAGTAACAAAGTTTTTAAATATATCATAACCAGAACTATAAATTGGCAGATCAAAGCGGCCCACCATATCGTGGTCGATTCTACCTCTTGCGAAGTTATTAAATGTGCTAGTTATTTTCATTGTTTCTGCGCCCCACCTGGCGGCCAATGACGCGCCTGTTTAAAGCGCGAAACGCTAACTCTTATAGGCCTATTCTCCTGAGCGTTTATACTACTCAATTCCATTAAGCGCATAGGCAATACTTTTTCTATTAATGCCGCTTTTTCGGGGCTTTGCGTAATATCTAACGCAACATTCTTTGCCAATTCAGCCGCAAATACTAACTTAAATTCTGGGCTAAAACGATTGACATCTTTAATGTCTCTTACAAATCTTAGTTTTAAGCCGTTGGCCCAAACGTCGGCTGTATAAATATATCCGCCCTCAACGCAGTAAATGTATTCTGCGCGTTCATCTATATTGCCCAAGCCGAGAACTTTTAGGCAATCAGAAGGGTATTCAAAAACATTTTCATAGCCAAATGGAGGCGTTGCACTTGTTGCAGCTATAGTTCTACGCGCTAAAGAAAAATTTGGAATCATTCGCTTTAAAAGCGTTTGCCGCGTTATATCGTACCACAAGGCAAAAGTTGCTTCTTTAGATCCTGACGGCGTGTCAATATTAGTCACGCTGCCATAATTTCCGAGAGAACCTAGCGCTAAATTGCAAATATCAACTTTACTTGTTATTTCCATTTACAATCTCTGAAATATAGCGGGGGTTGCCCCCCGCCATTGTTACCTGGTAGTGGCAGGGTCTATTACTATCTTTAACTTTAAGACTTCGCTTGCAGCTGTGCTTGCTGTTTTGATCAGTAAGCCAAGATAATAACCGCCAGCTGGTTCTGTGTCGGAAGATTTACTTAGTAATTTGTTAATATTATCATCTCTATCCAGGGAAGTGTTTAACGTGCCTAGTAGCTCGCGATAAGTAAGCGCGCTAGATAGGTCCACACCATCCCAAAGAATATCCGCGTCCACTTCTGTAAATGTGCCGTCAGCGTTCATTTTCCAGAAACCAAGATCATTGTTTGTTGCAGAAGTTAGTGCGGGAGTAGCTCCAACAATTTCAGCGATTCTTGCATCGCCAGGCAAAGGACCAGCAAGAATATGCAGAGTGTTAGCGTCAGCACCCGTTGCGATAGTTTTCTCGTAATGGGTAGAAAGCATTTGCTTTCCTAAACTGTTGGCAGGATTGCCAGGATATTCCGTATAGCCGTTTGATCTGATACCAGTTTTTGACATTGTCTATTTTCCTTTTAAAATTAAGAAACAGTTGCGCTAAATGGTGTCGCTTCTGCGCCACTACTGCTAGTGACTCCAAAAACAACCCATTTATCAGCCGCAACGTCTTGTAGTTTGATAAAATCGCCGATTGCTGCGCCGCCTGTGGTAGTACCATTCAGGGTTATTGTATCTGAATCGTTTGCCGTAGGCCAAGGGTGCGCTAGGTCAGGATTGTCCCCTGTAGAATTAGTAATAATGTTACCGTACATAACATCATTACCAGTTACTTTAATAAGATAGTTAGAGGTGTTTACAGCCCCGACTACAAATCTGTAACACGCACCGCTACCAGTTGCTGCTGGTAGCGTATGAGTTCTCGCAGAGCCAGCGCCGCCCATTAAGAGAGTTTTGCCCTCGTGGGTGGTTTGTACAATAGATGTGCTAACATCAATCGCAACCATTCTGGCTGATACGTCGCATGCGTTGTTTAACTCGGCGGCTGTCGCCGCTAAGTTGGCAAGATCAACATTAGTAGAGTCTGTCGCCTCTAATATTCTTATTCTTTTCTGAACTGGTAAGCTCATGATAGCCCCTTTTACTATATTGTAGTGGTTACAATTTGGACGCGGCAACCTTCTGTACGCATAGCATTAATCCAAAGATCAATAGTTATATCGTTTGAATTAACTTTAGTTGCGCTGCGAGTAATGCCTAGATCCGCAAGTTCCATGCTGATTGCAATGGACTCAGGGGCTAAACAGATGCAAGAACGTGTAGTTGTACCTTCTGCAAGCACTGGGTTTGTAACTGTAGCGCCACCGTTCACGGAGCCAGCAAACATTGCAATTTGATAAGTACCAGCTGATTGCATTTTTCCTGTCTCTACTGGGCGGCCAGTTATATAATCGGAGCTTATAAATTCTACTTCGCCCATCAAGTCGGTATTTTCAGTACCCGTTAGGCATAAAATAGAACCTTTAAACATCGAGTATTCGAGTTCATTATTAATAAAATTTTGCGTAATTTCTTGTATTTTGTCGTAAGTTAAACCCGCTGAAGCATCGACGGTTAAAACTCCGTCTGTTGCGGCAGAAATCGCGGTTGGAGAACCGTTCGGCGCTCCTACATTTACTGTACCAACGGCGGCGGCTGCAATGACGCGGTCTATAGTGCGTGATTTAGCATTAACAAGCTGCTGCAAGATAGAGCTAGAAGGGTCCGCAATTAGTTCGTTTATGTCGTAAAGAGCATCAACGGTAATTGTGCGGGTAAAACGCCTTTTAGTAAGCAGGCGGTTATCGATTGAGTAATCGCCGTATTGTTTGTCTGGGTTCCTTTGTGCTACCTCTGACAATTCTAGGCGACCGATACGGGCCATGTTGTTTGTTTTGCCAGCAGAAGGCAGATAGATAACAGCGCCAGAACTTTCTAATTGCGAGGTTTTTTGTTGCGCCAACTCAAAGAAAGATGAACGAAAATTTTGCATCAACCCTTGGTCAAGAGTCGGTAGATACGTATTACTAGTCATAGCTTTACCCTATATTTGAATGAATACAATTGATTTTTTTTAATCGAAAGTTGTCCACTCAGGGATTTTCTAGCCTTTTGCTATGGCGGCTAACCGACCAAGATTCAACGTTTTGTTGAGTTGCCTTGGTGGTTAGCACCTTAAAGTAATCGCTCTATGGTTGCAACTACTTTTTCTTATTTTGGATTTGTTGCGATTCTTGTTCGCTAGCTAAGATTTCTTCGTTCGTGTGTTTTTTTGTCTTATCTTGCTGCCAGGAAGGATCTTTAACAATAATCGGCGGCAATTTAGCTATATTGAAAGCCTCTTCCTTTTCGTCTATTTGCTGCCCTAGAACCGACTTAGCATAAGAGGCGTAAGCTACGTTTTGCATCTGCCTAGTTGATGTTTTCTTGTAAAGCGGTATTGAGCGCAAATCTTTAACTGACGCTAGGTCTTGCAACTCTTCCTGGGTCATCTCGATTATATTTTTCCCGACAAAAGAAAATTCCGCTTCGGTTAATTCGATTTTGTCTATGTAACATTCTCTAATGCTTAACACGCGGTCTTTGTATTTATTACTAGCAGCTATCCACATGGCGGCATAACGGCGCCTAATATGCATAATCAAAATATCTTCGTTCCCTATAAATGGGATTACACCGGAAACATTATAATCGATTATATCCTTATCCGCCGTCCTGTATGAGCCAGAAATTGTTACTCTTAAAGCTTTCATGTTATTTGCCCCTGTATAAGTTAGTTAATTTGCTTGTAAGTTCGGATAGTTCAGCTTGTGTGTGCGGCCTGGTTTTCATTGCGCGTATTTCCTGGCGGAATTGGCTCGCCATAGTTTCTTTATCGATT